CGCCTGGTGCGGGCGCGGTTGCTGGTGCAGCGCGGCATCGGCGTGGAATCAGTGATTGCCGGGCTGAGGCTGACGGCGATTGAGGTTGTCGCGTTGAGGGCCAGTGCATGAGTGACGCAGCCAAACAATCCGCTTACGAGGCGAAGCGCCGCGCCGCAACCGGGCTTAAGGCCGTCCCGATGATCGAATACCGCGTGTTCCTGCCAGACGGGCGGGAGGTGATCGAGCGGGTGATCGGGCTGTCGATGGTGGCGGCGTATTACCCGGATGCGTGGAAGGTGGAGCGGGTGGATAAGGCTGGGGGGTTTTATTGATGCTGCATCCTGATTACGCGGCGTTCCTTGCCGGCAAAGCCCCTAAGCCGCAGGCCATGGGCATCGAGCCCGGCGCCATGCCGGCGCACCTATTCGACTATCAGGCCGAGTGCGTGGCGTTCGCTTTGCGCCAGGGCCGGGCTGCGATGTTTCTGGATACTGGCCTCGGCAAGACCCGCATTCAGCTTGAATGGTGCCATCAAGCCGCCGCAGCCACGAACGGGCGCGCGTTGCTTCTGACGCCGCTGGCCGTGGCCCGGCAGATCGAGCGCGAGGGGCTGGCGCTGGGCTACAACGTCCGCGTGATCCGCAGCCAAGACGAAGCGCGTGACGGCATCAATGTATGCAATTACGACCGCCTCGGCGCGCTGGATACGGTGCAGTTCGGTGCGGTATCGCTCGACGAAAGCTCTATCCTCAAGAGCTTCACGGGCGCCACGACTCGGGCGTTGATCGCGTCGTTTGCCGGCCATCGGTTCAAACTGGCCAGCACGGCAACCCCGGCGCCGAATGATCATATGGAGCTGGGCCAGCACGCCGAGTTTTTGGGCATCATGGCCAGCAACGAAATGCTTGCCCGCTGGTTTGTTTCCGATCAAACCCAAATGGGCCGTTACCGCATTAAGGGCCATGCGGAGGCATTGTTTTGGGACTGGATGGCGAGTTGGGCGCGATGCGCGGAAACGCCAGATGATCTTGGTTTTGACGGCTCGCGTTTCGTGCTACCAGAACTGCGGACCATCCGACACAAGGCCGCCGGAGATATCCGCGCGCCGGCTGGCGCTTTGTTTCTTTCCGACCTTAGCGCAACAAACATTCACGACGTGAAGCGGCAGACAGCCGACGCGCGGGCGGATGCCGTAGCCGCGCTGGTGCATGAGCAATCTAAAGAACCGTGGATTGTCTGGTGCGATACCGATTACGAAGCTGACGCGTTGGCCAAGCGTATTCCCGATGCCGTCGAAGTTCGCGGATCGCATGCGCCAGACCGCAAAGAGTCCGCGCTGGCGGCGTTCTCAGAAGGCGCCACGCGGGTTTTGATTTCCAAGCCATCCGTGTGCGGCATGGGCATGAACTGGCAGCACGCGGCGCGGATGGCGTTCGTGGGCCGCAGTTTCAGCTACGAGGCATGGTATCAGGCCGTGCGGCGGTGCTGGCGCTTTGGCCAGACGCGGCCCGTCGATGTGCATCTGATCGTTGCCGAGGGTGAGGATCAAATCGGCCGCGTGATTGATCGGAAGGCGGGAGATCATCTGACGATGAAGCGGGCGATGAGCGAAGCGATGCGGCGGGCTCGCGCTCACGCAAGCCAAGTGAAAATTCCATACGACGCCAAACACAACGGGAGAATGCCGTCATGGTTGACAACACTCGTGTAGTCCGCTGCTTAAACGAAGCACATGGCGACAATTGGGCACTCTACCACGCGGACTGCGTGGATGTGGCGCGGCAGATGCCCGACAACAGTGTTGACCTCGCCGTATATTCACCGCCGTTTTCTGGTCTTTATATCTACAATGACAGCGAGGCGGATATGGGCAACTGCGCCGATGACGCCGAGTTTCTGGAACACTACCGGTTCCTTGTGCGCGAAATGTATCGCGTGATGCGGCCCGGCCGGATCGTGGCCGTGCATTGCAAGGATCTGGTATTCTACAAAAACCAGCGCGGCAAGGCGGGCCTCCGCGATTTCCCCGGCATGCTGATACGAGAGCATGAGGAAGCCGGCTTTACGTTCCACTCCCGTATTACCGTCTGGCGTTGCCCAGTGCGCGAGATGACGAAAACGAAGGCGCACGGGCTGCTTTACAAGCAACTGCGGGCGGACTCGTCATTCTCGCGGCAGGGCCTGCCCGAATATTTTGTCGTGTTCCGCAAATGGGCCTCCGAAGACGACGCGGGCGCCGTGCTGCCGGTGGAGAAGCGCAGCGAAGACTACCCGCTGCCCTGGTGGCAGGAAGCCGCATCGCCTGTATGGATGCACACGCGCGAGACTGACGTTTTGAACGCTATTCGGGCGCCAGGGGACGAAAAGCACATTTGCCCCATGCCGCTGGACCTCACGGAGCGTTGCGTGGAATTGTGGAGCAACCCCGGTGACGTTGTATGGAGCCCGTTTGCGGGCATCGGTTCAGAGGGCGTGGTCACGCTGCGGAAGCGGCGGAGATTTGTCGGAACAGAATTGAAGTTAGAATACTGGCGCCAAGCGGCAGGCCATCTAGCCGCCGCCGAGCGGGGCGCGGTGGATTTGTTCGAGGCTACTGATTGATGATACCAGAAGCTCGCCTGCGCTCCCGCTGCCGCATGTTCCTCGCATCGCACCTTCTACCGCCGTGTTGGTTCACAGCCATCGAACACGGCCGGAAACATGCGGGCACGGCCGAGCAGCGGGCGCGGGAGTGGCAGCACCTCCAAAGCCAGGGCGTGAAGCAGGGCCTTGGCGACGTGCTGATTCTCGCGCCGGGATTTGCCTTCATGGCCGAGTTGAAGGCCGGCGCCAATAAGCAGAGTGACGCACAAGTGGCGATGCAGCGCGCCATGGAGACGTTGCAGCACGGATACGCCGTTTGCCGCTCCGTCGAACAACTCGGCGAGGCCCTGGAACGCCACGGCATCCCGTTGGCGCCCGGCTGGCGGCTGGCGGCGATGCACCACGATGCGGCGCTGGACGTGCCCACACGCGGCCACAACAAGCCGCCGCGTGCCCGTGCCGCCAAGCCCACGGCGCGGACGCTGGCGAAGCTGGCGAAGGCGCGGGCGGAGACGATGTTTTGATTACCCTCCACCTCACCACCAACCCCCGCGCCGGCCGCATCACTATCCACGGCGAAACTTGGACCCTCGCGACCTGGCACAAAGCCGCCGAGAGCCAGATGCACGCCACCACAAGCGACGGCGAGCGGGTCACGCTGGCGACCGAGGACGGCGAGGACGGGATTACCGGGGGCATCACCATCGGCAACACCCCAGCCGCGCGCATCTGGACGATCAAGCGCGCGGTGCGCAACGGGGCGACGCTGACGGGGACTGCGTATCCGGTGCCGTCCGATCAATGGCTGGCCGATTACGTGGAGAGGATGGCGGAGAGGGTGAGGGGGTGAAACCGGAACCCATCGCCACCAACGATCAAATCGACCGATGGTTGATCCGCACGCATCTAAAGCCGGAGGCGCAGCGCGTTGTTACGGCTGTGTTTTGGGGCCGCTACACCGTTGAGGACGCCACGCGCGAACTACGCGGCATCGCGTTCATGTTGGCCGGCAAGTGCAAGGTGGAACCGGCGCTGGCCGATGACGTGGCGATATCGGCGGTTGATGAGGAAATGCAGCGGCAGGAAGCCGAGCATCAGGCGACGCTCGAGTATTTAGCGCAAGCGGCATTCATCGCCATCCGCGACGGCGCCGACTTGGCGAAGGCCCGGCGCGTCGTCGCCGCAGAGGCAGCCCAGCGCCCGCTTGCGCCACCGTTACCGATCCTGACGGCAGCCATCGAAGCAGCAGCCCAGCAAGCCCGGAGGGCGGAATACTGGTGGAAGACACGGGAACGGGCGGAATGAACGCGCACGCCAAGCTCGAGGGGCTGTATAGCCGTTGGGCGCTGCCGTCCGACACGGACGACGACGACCGACAAGGCGACTTGCTCGAGAAAAACAAGCCGGCTGCTTTGTGGGTGGACGATGGCCCATGGCTTGAGGTGGAGATTACGCGGCGTCCTTGGATTGCGCCCGGCTACCTGATGCGCGGCGCTGTGACCGTGGTTTCCGGCCCCGGTAGCGCGGGCAAGTCGAGCTTGCTTGTGGGGTGGTCTATCGCTCTTGCTCTTGGCAAGAGGTGGCATCGGTTTTTCCCCGCCGGCCCTATGCGGGTTTTCAACTACAACGTCGAAGACGACAGGCTCGAGCAACAGCGCCGCATGTCGGCCACGCTGCGCCAGTTTGAAGCCGCGCCCGGCGACCTGGCCGGGAAAGTGGTGCGTATCGGACCCAACAGCACCGGCACCTTGTTGCGGCGTGACCCTATCTCCGGCCGGCTTGGGTTTACGGCGGCGATGCGGATGCTCGAGACCATGATTGCCGAACGGAAGCCGGATGTGCTGATCCTAGACCCGCTGGTGGAACTGCACGACGCGGAAGAGAACGACAACACTGCCATTCGTGCCGTCATGGCCAAGTTTCGCGCGTTGGCCGTGGAACACAACATGGCGGTTGTCCTGATTCACCACGCTCGCAAAGGGGCTGGCAGTTCGGCCGGCGACCCTGACAGCTTGCGCGGCGCCTCAAGCATCGTCGGCGCCGCTCGAGTGGTTCTCACTGTGCTTACCATGGACGAGGAACAGGCGGCGAAGTTGGGTATTCAGCCCAAGGAGCGGGGTAAGTATTTTCGCGTAGATGGCGCCAAGTCGAATTACGCGCCGCTCCACGATGCCGAGTGGTTTCAGCGCATCGAATACCAACTGGACAACGAGGAAGGCGTAGCTGCTGCCGTGCCATGGGAGCCGCCCAGCGCCTTCGGCAACATCACGCCGACGGCCCTGAACACAGTTCTAGACCAGATTGCCGCAGGTCCGTCGCCCGGCATTCTCTACAGCCCCACCAAGCGCGGCGGATCGTCCCGTTGGTGCGGGCAAGTGCTGATGGACGAAGCCGAGATGGAGGAGGCGCGGGCAAAGCAGATTATCGCGCAATGGATTGAAAGCGGTCTCCTCCATAAGACAACATTCCACCATCCCGAATTGCGCCGCGACGTGCCGGGGGTGCTGGTGGATAACGCCAAGAGGCCCACGGAATGACCGCGCAGAACGCAGCACCTAACTGCGCAGAACCGTCGCAAACTGTGCGCGCAGTTCAGTTCGGCGCCTATAGCCAGAAACTGAACTGCGCGCAGTCCAAAGTGCGTCAAACTGAGCGTGAAACTGCGCAACACTTCGTTCCGAAGGCCCCACACAGTTCCCCCCAGAGGGTGGGGAACATGTGCGGGTCGCCGAAGGAAAAACGGAGGGGGATGGGAATGTTTGCAACGACAAACCCCCGCGCGCGTGCGTTGTGTCCAAACGGGAATAGCGGGGGTGGCGATGGGGCCGGATGATTGGGTGACCAAGCAGAAGGTGCAGGTCATCGACTGGCCGAAGCCGGGCAAATGGACTGCCGAGTGGATCGGTTTGAATTACACGCCGCGCGAAGGCCAAGAGCCAACATTGTTGGCGCGGGTGGTTAGCCGATGGTTGTTCGGCGTGAAGTGGCGCAAGCGCGGAGGTGGCGATGGGGTGGCGTGAGGTGTTGCGCGGGAAGTGGAGCGGCGCCGTCTACATGGGGCTGTGTGATGCAGAGGGGCGGGGACGAATGGCGCAGGCAGATGTTGCTGTGGCGGCGCTCTTTGCCCTGCCTCCGGCCGACCGCATTGCCCTCGCG